GGCAAATCTTGCAACCATAGGATCTCATCATGTGAATGGTGTTGCTGCATTACATTCTGAATTGGTTAAGACTCAATTGATGCCAGAGTTTAATGATATATGGCCTCATAAGTTTACTAATGTTACTAATGGGGTTACACCAAGACGATGGGTTGCTTCTGCTAATTCATGTCTTGTTGAAGTATTAGATGAATATGCACCAGGTTGGATTACTGATGGAGAGAAACTTAGGAATCTTGAAAATCATATAGATGATCCAGATGTTATAGAAAAGTTTGCAGAGGCAAAAGTAATTGGTAAGCATAATCTTGCAACGTATATTCATAATGAACTTGGTATTTCTGTTGATCCATCAAGTATGTTTGATGTACAGGTCAAGAGGATTCATGAGTATAAGAGACAGCATCTTATGGCTCTTTGGGTAGTTGCTCAATACTTACGTATTAAGAATGGTCATGATATAGTTCCAAGAACTATAATTTTTGGTGGTAAAGCAGCACCAGGGTATTATATGGCAAAGCATATTATTAATTTTATTTGTAGTGTAGCAGAGGTAGTAAATACCGACCCTGATATGGATGGTAAATTACGTGTAGTATTCTTACCAAATTACAGTGTTAAGTTAGGAGAGAAAGTATATCCTGCTGCTGATTTATCCGAACAGATTTCTACTGCTGGTAAAGAAGCATCTGGTACAGGTAATATGAAGTTCCAAATGAATGGTGCTTTAACTATTGGTACACTTGATGGTGCTAACGTAGAGATACGTGATCTTGTAGGAGAGGATAATTTCTTCCTCTTTGGTAATGATGAGAAAGGAATAGCAGATCTATGGGCAAATGGATACGAACCTAAGCATTATATGAGTCCAGAACTTTGGGAAGTAATTAATCTTATTAAGGGTGGACATTTTAGTAATGGTGATAAGGAAACTTTTGAACCACTATTAGATAGTTTATTAAATCACGATCCTTTTTGTGTATTGGCAGATTTCTCTGATTACTGTGATGCACAGGATAGAGTTAGTAGTGCATGGAAAGATTGGAAGAACTGGCAACGTATGTCTTTGATTAATGTAGCAAGATCAGGTTTCTTCTCATCTGATCGTTCTATTAAGGATTATTGCAAACTTATTTGGGGTATTGACAGAACATAGAAAGTATCTTATAATTTATTTGTTGGGTTGATCGCCTGACACGGGAGTGACTGAATAAACTTTCTGGCATATAGCTGGTTAAGGTGATGAGACACAGGTGGTGCTGCTATCGTTAACGGTAGAATCGACATACCAGTCGGGTCTTAGACAGAGATGAATTTACTAACTGTAGTAATGCCCGTCTCTTGTTGGTAATACAGAAACCCAACCTCCCACCATTAAATATTTTATAGAAATGAAGAAGTTTATTTTTGATGTTGATGGAACTCTAACACCAAGCAGACAAGTAATCGAGTCTGATTTTTTAAGTTATCTTTTGGGATTTGCAGATAACTGTAAAATGTATATCGTTACAGGTAGTGATAAAGATAAAACACTAGAACAACTTGGAGAAGAACTTTGCAATAAATGCCAAAAAGTTTATAATTGTTCTGGTAGCGATGTATATGAAAATGGGAATAATGTTTATCAATCAGATTGGGTTTTGCCAGAAGAGGTAAAACTATTTTTACAAGATGAATTAGATTATAGTCAGTTTCCATTAAGAACTGGTAAACATATAGAGACAAGACCTGGTGGAATTAATTTTAGTATTCTTGGTAGAGGGGAGAATGATTTGGATGAAAGAAAAATGTATGTTGAACATGATCATAGTACCAATGAAAGAGTAGATATTGCGAATAGATTAAGAGATAGATTTCCAGAACTTAATGTTCAGATAGGAGGTCAAACAGGTCTTGATATATCAAACACAGATAAGAGTCAAATACTCAGAGATTTTGATCCTACAGATGAAATACATTTCTTTGGAGATATGATGGGTAAAGGAGAAAATGATTATCCTTTAGCAAAAGCAGTTGAAGAAATGGGCGGTTTTACGTACCATGTTAAAGATCATAGAGACACCTTTTTTAGGTTGATGGAGTTATAACCGAATAAAGATGTAGGGGATTCAACATTCCCCTTTTTTATGCCATATGATTAAATAGTAGTGTCGCCTTCGGGGACAACAAAACACAAACTCGCTTAACAAGGAGCTACAAATGACTAACTTAGCAACGTATCATGCTGCCAACCTTCCAGAATTGATGGAGAGGATCAGACGAAATGGTATTGGGATGGATGATTATCTTAATAGATTCTGGGATGATACATCTACTTCTAATAACTATCCACCATATAATTTAATACAATTAAACAACCATGAATCGAAACTCGAAATCGCACTTGCGGGGTTCAAGAAAGATGAACTCAAAGTCTTCACGGAGTTTGGAAAACTATATGTGGAAGCAATCAAAGAAGATAAAGAATCAAATGGAGAATTTGTCCATAAAGGACTGGCCCAACGTTCCTTCAAACGTTCTTGGACTCTCTCCGACGATACGGAGATTGGATCCGTCGAGTTTGCAGATGGACTGCTCACCGTGGATTTGAATAAGATAGTTCCAGAACATCATGCTCGTAAGGAGTATCTATAAATAAAATATCAAGGGATCTTGACGATCCCTTTTTTTATGTTATAATATATACGTTGAATAAGGGCATTGTGTGTGCTCGTAAGTCCCCCCGATGATACAATGGGTCTGAGTATAAGCAGAATATGTATCCTTCAACTGCTGCATGTCCCTTTGGTGGTTTCAGACATGGAGGCGACAGGAAACCACTACCTCCTAGTAAATTAAGATCGGAAAATGTCTGTTAAACTAATTTTGTTAAAATCAGGGGACCAAATAATCTCTGATGCAAAAGAGTTAGTCATGGGTGAAGATGATAAGAATCAAAAGATTGTAGGATATCTCCTAACTGATCCTTTTAAAATTGTCAGTCAGAAACCTCTTCTTCTAACTGAAGAAATAAACAATAATGATGCTTCAGTTGAGATTACCTTATCTCCTTGGATTCTTTTAACTTCGGATAAATCGATTCCAATTAAACCTGATTGGGTAGTAACGGTTGTTGAACCATTAGAATCTGTTAAAAAAATGTATGAGGATCGACTAAATGAGCTCAAAAAACAAACAAGTGAAGGGACTTCTACTTAAAGTTGATAATGTTGTCATCTGTGAAGTAGAAGAGATTCAAGCAGAATTAGGGGAACCTGATTGTAAAATAATGAATCCTTACCAATATGATAAGGATACTGGTCTAACACCTTGGCCAGATTTTGCAGGAAAAACTGAGTTGATGCTAAGATCAGATGATATACTAACAATGGTAGAACCTAAACAAGAAATTATTGATCAGTATCTTGAACTAACTAAATAATGCGTTTTTATACTAACGTCCAGATGGTTGGAGACAACTTCTTAGTTCGTGGTTACGAAAATGGAAAACATTTCGCAATCAGAGAGAAGTTTTATCCAACCCTTTTTGTTCCATCTAAAAGGAAATCAAAATACAAAACACTGGATGGTGAATATGTTGAATCTGTCGAACCTGGCACAGTTCGCGATTGTCGCGAATTTGTCAAGAAGTATGACGGTGTTGAAAACTTTAAGATATATGGAAATGATAGATACATCTATCAATATATCTCAGAGAAATATCCAGAACAAGAAATAAAGTTTGATATTAGTAAGATCAAACTCTTTTCATTAGATATTGAGGTTAAGTCTGAGAATGGATTCCCAGATGTAGAATCTGCTGCAGAAGAGATATTATTAATCACAATACAAGACTATACAACAAAAAAGATTATTACTTGGGGACAAGGACCTTTTAATAATACACAAGAGAACGTAACATATAAACAATTTAATTCAGAGTATGAACTTCTAAATGCATTCATTAACTGGTGGATGATAGAAGATAATACACCAGAGGTTGTTACTGGTTGGAATATTCAACTATATGATATCCCGTATATTTGTCGTAGATTGGATCGTGTATTAGGTGAGAAGTTAAAGAAACGTATGTCCCCTTGGGGATTGGTGACAGAAGATACAACTGTCATTATGGGACGAGAGCATATTACATATGATATTGGTGGTGTATCACAGTTAGACTACTTAGACTTATATAAGAAGTTTACTTATACCAATCAAGAATCATATAGATTGGATCATATTGCTAATGTTGAACTTGGACAAAAGAAGTTAGATCACTCTGAGTTTGATACATTTAAGGATTTCTATACAAATGGTTGGCAAAAGTTTGTAGAATATAATATAGTTGACGTGGAACTTGTTGACCGTTTGGAAGACAAGATGAAGTTGATTGAACTTGCTGTTACAATGGCACTTGACGCAAAGGTAAACTTTGTAGATGTGTTTTATCAAGTTCGTATGTGGGATACTATAATATATAATTATCTCAAACAAAGAAAGATTGTCATTCCTCCCAAGGAAAGATCTGATAAGGACGCAAAATACGCAGGTGCTTATGTCAAGGAACCGAAACCAGGAAAGTATGATTGGGTTGTCTCTTTTGACCTTAACTCTCTGTACCCTCATCTTATCATGCAGTATAATATTTCGCCAGAAACCCTCTGTGAACAACGGCATCCATCCGTTACAGTTGATAGACTCCTCAAAGAGCAAGAGGTAATTGATGGGGATTATGCTGTATGTGCAAATGGAGCACAATACAGAAAGGATGTTCGTGGGTTTTTGCCAGAGATTATGGAAAAGATATACAAAGATCGAACTGTTTATAAAAAGAAAATGCTTGCTGCAAAACAGGCATATGAAAAGAATCCATCCAATGCTCTTACTAAGGAGATTGCTAGGTGTAATAATATACAGATGGCACGTAAGATTCAGTTGAACTCTGCTTATGGTGCTATTGGTAATCAATATTTCCGTTATTATAAATTAGCAAACGCAGAGGCAATTACTCTGTCGGGGCAGGTATCTATTCGATGGATTGAGAATAGAATGAATGCCCATATCAATAAAATTTTAAAAACTGAAGGAGAGGATTATGTTATTGCTTCTGATACCGATTCCATTTATCTTAACTTGGGTCCTCTGGTTGAGGCTGTATACAA